AAAAAAAACTGTGCAGTCTTTGATGATGGACACCACCATTGCTTCACTATGGACTGTGGCTACACCTACTACCCAAACAAAAAAGAAAAGAAAGTGACCACCAAGATCATTCCTATATACAAACCAAACCCAAAGCTGTTGAAGGTAACACCTATAGCTTTACCCAAACGTGGAATCACAAAAGAAACTTCAGAACTATTTGGTTATGGACAGGCAGAGTACAGAGGGCAGCCAGTACAGGTAGCTACATATAAAGATCAGAAAGGTAATGATGTTGCACAGCACATACGCTTTCAAGATAAGAAGTTTATATGGATAGGAGATATGTCAAAGGTACAGCTATGGGGTCAGCATCTTTGGAGACAGCATGGCGGTAATGGTTCTGTCTTTATAACTGTTTGTGAAGGTGAGATAGATTGCATGAGTGCTAGTCAGATACAAGGTAATAAGTTTCCCTGTGTATCTATACCTTCGGGTGTGCAGTCAGCAGCCAAGTACCTAGCAGCTAACTACAAATGGCTTGATACTTTTTGTCGTATTGTTATTTGTTTTGACAATGATTTTGCAGGCATGAAAGCAGCAGATAAATGTATGGAAGTCTTACCAAAGGGTAAAGTTGCTATAGCAAGACTAGATCGTAATGATATAAACGATCATCTTGTATCAGCAGAAAGTGAGCTTGTCAAAGACAGGCTATGGAAAGCTAGACCAGTTAGACCTGACTCTCTTATCAATGCAGCAGACGCTTGGGATTTATTTACCAAAGAAACAAGTAAACCTGTATCAGACTTTCCATTTCCAAAGCTGAACGAATACACAAAAGGTTTGTTTCCTAGTCAGATATTTACAGTAGCTTCCGCAAGTGGGGCAGGTAAGTCCACGATATGTAGAGAACTATGCCATCACTTCCTTAAAAGAAAGCTAAAGGTTGGTTACATTGGGTTGGAAGAATCAGTACAAAGAACTCTTCAAGGTCTTGTAGGTATTGACTTGAACATTCCTTTGCACTTAAATGAAGATGTCATAACTAAAGATGATCTGCGGATTGCGTTTGATAACCTCACCTCAACACGCAATCTTTTTTTATACAACCACTTTGGTAGTCTTGAACCTGATGTATTACTAGAACAAATAAGATATTTAGCTACTGTTGATGGAGTAAAGGTAGTCATACTAGATCACATAAGCATAGTTTTGTCTGGTCTGGAACTAGATAATGAACGCAAAGCAATAGATATAATAATGACTAAACTAAGAAGTCTTAGCGAAGCAACTGGTATAGCTATTGTATTGGTCAGCCACTTACGAAGACCACAGGGACAATCACATGAATCGGGTAGGGAGGTTGATACATCAGACTTGAGAGGAAGTCACAGCCTACTCCAACTAAGTGATGTCGTACTCTCGGCTTCCAGAAACCAGACAGGAGAAACTAGTGAGAGACAGCGATTACAACTAAAGGTGTTGAAATCAAGACATACTGGTATGACAGGAGAAGTAGATAAATTACTGTACGACCAGAAGACAGGTCGGCTTGTTGTATATGAGAATTTTATTTAGCTATGACTTTACTTATTGATGCTGATTGGTTGATCTACAATTCTTGCTGTGCCTGTGAACAAGATACAAGATGGAATGAATGGGAGCATACACTTTATTCTAATAGGCTTGAAATACTAAACATGATAGAGAACAGATTAGATGTTTATAGAACTATTGCTGACAGCAAGCATGACATAGTTATGTGTTTTACTTCTTACCCTACATTTCGACATGAGATATTTCCTGAGTACAAGATCAACAGGATAGGTAAACGTAAACCACTTGCACTTAAGAGTGTTATTAAAGAAGTAAAAGAAAAATATGAAACTGTATCTTATGAAAACCTAGAAGGTGATGACGTATTAGGTTTGCTTGCTACCAATGGCAGATATAAAGACCCAATAATAGTTTCAGTTGATAAAGATATGAGAACACTACCATGCAAACTTATTGCTGATGACGAGATAGAACATATCACAAATAAGAAAGCAAACAGACATTGGTTTGAGATGTCGTTAGCTGGTGATGCAGGTGACGGAATACTAGGTATCAAAGGTATGGGTATGGTTACTGCTTCAAAGACTTTAGCCGATATACCTGATACTAAAGAAGCACTATGGTCTAAGGTACAGGAGACATATACTAAGAAAGGTTATACGATTGCTGATGCTATCTTAAACGCAAGGCTTACAAGGATATTAAGAGAAGGAGATTATGATTACAATACAGGAGAAGTAAAACTTTGGAACCCATAAAGAAAACCCCAAGAGGAACCACACCCTTGAGGTTTTCTTAGCGTTGCAACAAGGTAACCACTCCTTGCTATCTACAGACTAACATATAATATAGAGATAGCTCTTTAATTTTTGTGTCTTTACCAGTTATTACTGATGAACTTATACAAGCTTTAGATGCTGTGTTTCCTAACAGACACCCAGACCTATCGCTATCAGATCGAGAAGTGTGGTATCGTGCAGGGCAGAGGTATGTTGTTGACTATTTAATCGAACAGCAACTAAGACAAAAAGAAACCATGCTAACCGAAAACGTATTGGAGAATTAGTTATGTGTATCGGTGGCGGTGGTTCTAGTTACCCTCAACCTCAAAGACCTGAGTTTGATGATTCACCTCCTGTTGTAACAGGTATGCAGACAGGTGTAGAGAATCCAAAAGATACAAAGAAAGCAACAGAAGAATTAAAGATAAGAAGACAAAAGAAAGAAGGAACTTATGTTGACCCTAACCTTGCAGCAGTTGAAGAGAAACTATCAAGAAGTGGTGGTCGTCTTGGAGCAAAAGCAAGAAGCGAAAGAAGTGCTAGACTCAGATCAGGAGTCTCAAGAGGACCAAGGCCACCATCAAAAGCTCAAAAGATGGCTGCTGCCAGAAAAGCTATGAAATCAAAAAGGTAATTAATTATGTGTTTTGGAAGCAGACCATCACCGCCACCTTTACCAGAGCCAAGGCCGACACCGCCAAAGCCAGAGCCTACTGCTGAAAGGGTTGTTGTAGGTAGTAATAGAACTAGACCTGCACCTAATAGACCAGCACCAGCGAGTGTTACAGGCCAACAGACTACAGGTGAAACAGGTAGAAAGAGAACAGGGCAAAGACAACAAAGAGCTAAACGTCTAGGTACACGTTCTTTACGAATACCTTTACTTAAAAAATCAAACACAACTGAAGACCTTAACATTTAATTATCATGTGTCCTCCAAGAAGACCAAGAAGACCCACCCCTGCACCACCCCCACGCAGAGTTGAAACTCCTCCGCCACCTCCACCAAGGCCAACTCCCCCACCTGCACCTGCACCACCCCCACAAGCAGTAACACCGCCAACACCTACTCCACCACCAGCACCTACAGAACCAGCACCAAAAATGAGGACTATTGGTAGGACTTCTGTTCGTGCAGGTACTACTGTCTCTGGTCAGCAGACTACATCTACTGCTGCACCTTCTCGTAGAAAAAGACAGACTGCAAGAATGGGTAGAAGGGCTGGTACTAGATCATTGCGTATATCAAGAAACCCAAATACAGGTCAAGGAGATTTACTTTACTAAATGGAATACTCAGCACAAGGCACTACAGCATCAGGTAGGTATGAATCTATGGTAGGTTTACGATCTACTTTTGATCGTGAAGCAAAAGAATCTTCTAAGCTTACTATTCCTAGCCTTATACCTGAGTCAACTACTGGTACTAGAAGTAAAATCAAAACTCCATTTCAAGCAGTTGGAGCTAGAGGAGTTAACAGTTTATCAAATAAACTTTTGATGACTTTACTCCCTGCTGACCAAGCATTTTTTAAAATGACTATTGATAGTCTTGAACTTAGAAAAGAAGGTCAAGAAGGTTTGCAGAGTGAAATAGATAAAGGTCTTCGTGTAATAGAAAATGCTTTACAGAATGTTATAGATACTTCTAACGATAGAGTTGCTATGTTTGAAGCACTCAAACATCTTGTAGTATCAGGTAACGTCTTGTTATATCTGACAGATAAAGGACTTAAGGTATATCCACTATCTAAATTTGTTTGTAAGCGTGATGAAGTCGGTAATGTCCTAGAAATACTAACCAAAGAATCTATACACCCACAAGCTTTACCTGCTGCTTTTTTAGAACAGATTAAGAAAAAAGAAAACTATGACGCAGAAGAAATGAAAGATGATCTTGATATATATACACACATCAAACGTATGAATGATGATGTGATTTGGTATCAAGAATGTAAAGGAGAAAAGATACCGAATACAAATGGTAATTCAAAAGTAGATGTATCTCCTTGGATTCCTCTAAGATTTATTCGTATTGATGGTGAAGATTATGGTCGTGGTTATGTAGAAGAATACAGAGGTGACTTAATTACATTAGAGTCTTTGATGCAAGCAATCATAGAAGGTGCTGCTGCTAGTGCGAAAGTTTTATTTCTTGTAAATCCAAATGGTACAACAAGGGCAGCAACTTTAGCTAAAGCACCCAATGGAGCTATACGAGAAGGTAGTGCAGCAGATATAAGTGTCATGCAAGTTGGTAAAGGTTCAGACTTCAACGTATCTTTTTCTGCAATACAAAGAATAGAAGCAAGACTTGAGTATGCTTTCTTGATGGCAAGATCAGTACAACGTGACGCAGAAAGAGTGACAGCAGCAGAGATAAATCTTATGGCTAGAGAATTAGAGAATAGTCTTGGTGGTATCTACAGTATCTTGACCCAAGAGTTTCAGTTACCTTATCTCAAAAGACGTATGCACATGTTGGTGAGGTCAGGCAAAGTACCAAAGCTACCAGATAATCTAGTCAAGCCAAAGATAGTTACAGGTTTACAAGGTCTTGGTAGAGGTAATGATAGAAACAAACTGATTGAATTTATAACAACTGTAGCTCAAGCTTTAGGACCAGATGTAATGAGACAGTACGTTA